GTTCCATCTCCAAAATCAATTGTATTAGTTGTAGCTGCATTAAATGCAGTCGTAATATCTAAAGTGATTTGAAAAATCTGACTGTTAGCTGGTAATGTTGCAATGTCAGTTGTAGTGCCATTTGCAGCATAAACAATATTTGCAGATTGTGCCATTAATACAAATCCAGTATTAGCAACATCAGTACCGACTGTACTTCCTGTTGTTTCTTTTAGTGTTCCGGCTTTAATTGGACCGGAGAAAGTAGTTGTTCCCATGTCAACCTCCTTTTAGTTGTCTGTTAAGTCTTGGGTAAATTCTATTCTAAAACAAAAAAGGCGCTCTTACAAGCGCCTTCTTCTATCTGGGAGGATCCAGTATTTTTTTTACGAACCTTGTGACGCGTAAACAGCTCTAGGATCTGAGTAACCAAAGCTGTATCTCTCTCTAGCTTTGTATCTCATATTTCCTGTATCAAAATCGCCTTCCATGCCAGTAGCAAGGGCAGCTCTTGTGAAGTGTTTAAACCCATTAGGACAATCTGTTTTCACAAACCATGCATCCGTATCTGTTAGATAATGGTTAACTGTGTAACCACCTGGTAGCATGCCCATGTTTTTCAGAGCGTTAATGTCGTTGTCAGCAGTACCGACTCTTAGAGTAGACTCTAAGATTCTGTCAGCTACAAATTGAATGTTAACAGGAATAATTAATTTCTGTCCTTTCATTGCAATTTTTAAGCCTCTTTCGTCGATAAACGCAGCAATATCAATCATCGCTTGTTCTAATGAAACATCGCTGAGGTCAGCGTCAGTTGCCGCTCTGTTGGAAAAAGTTCCACCAAGAGCAGTTGGGTGAGCAGTGTTAGCTAATGTAACTCCATCTCCACCAGTAACTGCAAACGCATTATTTAATACGTTAGCGCCTCTAACTTGTTTCGTGTAAGCCATAGATCTTGCTAGGGCTTTAGTGTAACGAGCAGATAAAGTATCATACAAGTTGTCTTCAACAGCTTCCTCAGTTAACGCAAATGCTAGTGCAATTGTGTCATGAGTGTATCTTGCAGTGAAAGATTCAGAAGCGGTATCAAAACCAACTGCTGCTCCCTCTGCTTTTACATTTGCTTGTCCGAATCCAACCAACATAACTTCTTCTTCGAAAGCTCTGTCACTTGTTTCCTGCGCAAAAATTTGCGCAGCTTCGTTTTCGTAGCGTGCGTACTCCAAACCGAACAGGGCGTTCAAACCAGGTTCTAGTTCTTTGGCAAGCTGTGCTCTATTAATAGCCATATCCTATTCTCCTATATTCCTGATGTTGAGTCCATATAATGAACGTTAAGTTTTACGATCGCTAATCGACCTGCTGCAGTTTTATCAACTGCACCTTCTGCTACTGAAGCTTCATCATCGAATCCTACTATTTTCATATTCAATGCTGCTCCTGGAGCGGCAATAGTACCTGTAGCTAATTCACCTAGTGAATAGCCACTTGTATTTGTTCCTGTAATCGCTGTTGCAAAGTTTGCATTAGCAAAAAGAGCGTTATCTGGTAACGCACCGTCCGCATTAATAACAAACAATGAATCAGGATTATCAGCCACATAAGCAGTAGCTTCAGTTGAAGCTTTTACTGCTGCATAACCTGGCCAGTAAGGGGACCAAGTAGGAGTTCCATCAGTTGCAATATATTTACAACCCACAAAAACACCTAACAAAGGTACAGTACCGCCAGCCGCAGCGCCAGGCACATCTATTAATCCGCTAGCAAGAGGTATAACTGGTGTACCAGTCCAAATTAAACTGGTTGTTCCTGTAGTCAAGCCATCGAAGTTAATAGGATACGCATTTACGCCTTGATTATTATAGTTAGCACCGGTTTTTTCGTAAGGACGAAGACCGAATGCTGCATCTATATTAGCCATAATATGTCTCCTTTAGACAATGTTGGTAGTAATATAGATCTTGCTCATCAAGATTTTTTCTTACCACCAAATTCTACCCGAGACTGCCTTTCCTGAGAAATTGGCATGGAGGGGTGCTCTTCCCTCATAAGATCGTTGTCAACTGATTTTTGTTGATCGCTTGTTAAATTAGCAAAATATTCATCTCTTGCTTCTTTAGTTTCAAGCGGACATCTCATTAACATTAATCCACCTACTGCAATAACGCCTTTAAATTTACCTTCCGTAAGGTGTGGTAAATCTAACCTGTCTGGATATTCCTCTGCTCTCACAGGTTCATATCCCGATCTAATTCTAGCGGTTACATTCTTATCGTCTGCAGTACCTCTATACTCAAATCTTACCCACCGATGGTGAAAACCTTCTGGTGGTTCAGGTGCATCTAAATTAGAAGGTGGAACCCAACCTTTTTTACGAGTTTGTTGTTCACGGGTCTCTAATTTGCGTGAGGTTTTTTGTTTACTATTTGTAGTCATATTACGCCTCCTTCACGTGTTTTGCGTACTCTTCGAGCGGCACACCAAGTTTTTTTGCGATAGCTACCTGTGAAGGTGTGAGTCTCACAGTGCGGCGTCCAGTGGACGTTGTTCTCACAGCCGAAGCTACTTTTTGAGTAGGTTTAGCTGTATCCTCAAATTTATGAGGAAACTCTTTTCGTATTCGACGAGATATTTCATTATAGTAATCTTGTCCGTTTAAGTCAAACCCTTCTTCTGCTAAATCTTGATGAATTACCATAGCTGATGCTGTCATCACTCTATCTTTATTAAACCAAGGGTTAGAATCCGCCCAATCTTCCGCTTCAGGAGTGGGTCTAGGGGCTTGTTGCTGTTGTTGAGGCTCTGTTTGAGTATCAAAAGAAGGAATTTCTTGTTCTTTAGGAGCAAGTTTTTGAGCTTCTAATCTTCTTTGAGAAACCTTTATTTTTTCTTTTTCTAACTCAAGTTTGGCCATTTGTTGTTGCGCAGCCACTTGTTTTTCAACATCTTGTGCTTGAATAGCTGCTTCTAAAGCTCTTTTTGTAAACTCTTCTTGAGTTTTTATTCGTGCTGTACCTTCTTCGATGTTTCTTTGATCTTTAGTTACACCTACAGATTCAGCGTGCTTTAATTTTTCTTGTGCTTTTTTAGCGTATTCGATAGCTGCTTGTTCTCTTCTTTCAGCTTCACGCATTTTTTTAGTTAACTTATCAATTCTCTTTTTTACACCAACACTATACTCTTCTAAATCTTCTTCTTTTGTTTCAGTTTTAGTTTCCTGTACTTCTACTTGAGGAGTATCATCGGTAGGTGTGGATTGCTCAACTTGAACATCCGAATCATTTGTATCATTTAATTCCACATCGATTGCATCTCCTGATGTATCTATTGGAACTAATTTCTCTGATTTACTTGTTTGTGCTTCTTGCATAGAGTTCTCCATGTTACATTAAATTTGCTGGCAAAATGTCTCGAGGATCTTCGACAACTGCCAGTACTTCATCGTCGTTGATTATGCGAAGTTCACCACCATCAATACTAAGTCTAGACCCAGCATATTTTGTAATGATAATCCAATCGTCTTTCTTGCACCACGGTCCTTTAGGAAATTTATTTTTATCTAAATAAGCGTCAGGTCCGACGGCGATAACTTTACAAATATTAGTTGCTACAGACGCTTGTTCAATAGCACTATCAGTAAGGTGTACACCTCCTGCTGTTTTACCTTCTAATTTTAAAGGAAATAAAACAAGACGGTATCCTGTTGGTTGAGGTACTTTTTCTATATCTTTCTTTTGTTTCTCTTTCTTTTTGCCATCCCAAATATGTTTTGGCATAATTAGTTTACTTGCTGGCTTATTCATCTTCTAGCTCCGTTTTTCTTAGCAGGTCCGTGAGTTCCTGTACTTCTTGTTTTAAAGCATGTAACTTACCCGTTAGATACTTATATTCGTCCCAATTTGGAACGCCTTGTAATATAGCTTGTTCTACATCAGTTTGTCTACTAATTAATTCTTTTTTATAATATGTAAAAAAATTCTCTAGGCGCATGATTTCATGTGGTCGCTCATTTCTTGAGCTCTGTTGGGTGTTTGTTTTGCCCAACGTGAATCGAGCATTTCGATCGACGCAACATGATAACTAGGTGGATCTTCTGCAAGTGCTTTCCACATATTACGGAATTTTGACACTCCAGATTTTCCAAGTTGAAAAATCATTTCTATAATTATAATTTTTGCATCGTCTGAGATGTTGTAACCTTCGCATAATTCTTCAGCACTTTTAATAGCTGATTGCAAATCATGTTCCAGTATAGTCATGAGGAATTTTTCCTCGTATTCTTTATCGTCTTCCCAAAAATCTTCCACACACAGATGCCCGACGCCCACGGTTCTCTTACCTAGGGTATCAAGGTATACCTTGTTTCTGTAACCTTCATGCTTCTTTACTGAAGCTAAAAGTTTTTCCATATCTATCATGTATATATCTTTGTTCTTGGTTTCTTGTTTGGAAGCATGCGACCAAACCCTCTAGGAGTTATAACCACAAACCCACCTTTTTTGTAATTCTTAGCCCATCTTTTAGCTATTTCTGGTTCGTTTGCAAATAAATATTTTTTCTGTTTTTCAGATTTAAAAGGCATTATCTTTTAAAACCTTTTAATGTTTGTGCTAATCTAGCTCTTTGTCCAATTTTACCTTTTTTCTTTGCGGCAGTAGTAAGTTTTTTTGCAGGAATATCTTTACCTTTTTTTACACCTAAAGCTCTACGAAGTGAGCCTGGTTTTTTAATTGCTTTTTGAATCCATTTACCGTCTTTGGCTTTAATAACAGAACCTTCTCTAGAACCTTTTGAAGCTGGTCCTTTTATTACTGATCCTTCTCTAGAACCTCCAACAGAAGCTCCTTTTATAACAGAAGTTTGAGCAGAACTTTTGGCCATTCCACCTTTTTTAGCTGTTAGTGGAGTTTTCCCATAAAGTTTGTCATACATCTTTTTAAGTAAACCCTTTTTTTTAGTTTTAGGTGGTCTTCCTCTTTTACGTCCGTATGTTCCTCGTCCTCTTGGCATTTATACTCCTTATTTTTTCTTAATTAAACCCATTGCACCTTTTCCGGCCTTGATGCCGAAGCTAGCTGAGCAGGCGATATATAATAAATGTTTATAATAATCCGGGAGTTGTTGCAAGGCAACAAACCCAGCTTCTATGTGTACAGTCATTCCTGGAAAAAATACGAGCGTTGCAGGAGCCAAAAGACAAATTAAAATTAGCTCATCTTTCCACGAGCCTTTCATTTGATCCACGGCTGATGCTTCCCACTTCACTTTCCCGGCGATCTGATCTTCCTTCAGCTTAGTAGCTGCTTTAACTTCTGTAAGTTTTAATTCTGCTTTCGCTTTTTTGGTCTCGACGAAGCCGCGAATTCCATCGGCGGCAACGCCGAGTAATGGTTTTGCTAAAAGTTGCCAGACCATAGTCTAGGCTCCTCCTCCAGTTAACTGACCAATGATGATGATCACGACTATGGCAACAATGCCCGCCTTGATCCAGTCCTTCATTTTCCAGTCACTCCACTCTTTAATATGTGACCATAAATCTTTAAGTAGATTCATAAGACCTCCTTTTTGAGAATTAGTTTATACCAGAATAAGATGTTATCTTAAACCTTTGAATGGTACTTTTTTAATTTGTACTTTACTACGTTGACCTTTTGGCCCAGCACCTAAGTTATCTTTAACTTTAGGTCCTTCCATAGTAGCACTATATGTATCTGCAATAGCTGTTTTATTAACATGAGATCCTGCATAAGGATTCATGTCTGTTGAAACAGTCATCTTTGCATTTGGATATTTTGAACCATTTATCCATTTTGGTTTTGGATTATTTAAACTCATTTTGCTTTCCCCATTCCACGTTTTGCTATGCCACCACCACGTTTTTTGGTGGGGTTTTTACTAGCTGGTTTTGCTTGACCACTTTTTGGTTTTGCTTTTAATAATTGATAATACTTTTCAAAATCTTTAAATCTTTTAGGTCTATAAGGTTGAGGTTCCAAATATCTTTTAGGTTTTTTAGGTCTAGGTGCGAAAGGTCCAAAACCTTTTTTCTTTAACTCATCTAAAAGATCTCTAATACCTTTTCTTTTTCTTTTACCTTTGTTTGCTTCTTTAATTCCAGGTTGTCTATCGCTTGATAGTCTATATGGATTTTTTTTAGCTTTTTTCTTTGGTTTTGTTAAAGCCATTATTTTGCCTTTCCCATACCACGTTTAGCTACGCCGCCACCTCTTAAAGGTTTAGATTTTGCTGGAGTTCTTTTTTGACGAGGCAAGTATTCCATTAATTTTTTTCTTCTTCCTATCCATCCAAGATAACTCTCATCTTTATTTGTGTGAGGAGAAGGTTTTCCTGTTTTAAGTTTACCCATAAAAGTACCAGCTTTGGTTTTAGCACCTTTCATAGCAGCTTTTTTAGCTGCCGCACTTCTGCCAGTTGGCTGCTTTTTTATCTTTACTCTTTTAATATCATCAACTGTAAGTCTACCAGATGGTTTTCTTTTTTTAGCCGAAGCTAATAATTTTGTAAGCTCTGCCATTGCACCACGTGCTTTTTTTCTTAATTTCATTCTTTTGCCATCAGCGCTAACTGTTGACGCCCCAGCGGGACCCATACTTCTTTTAGTTGAACCACCTTTTTTTCTTTTTAGTTCTCCAACAATTCTACTTTTTTCTGCTTTAAGGTTCTTTTTACCTTTTCGTGTGTAAGCTTTTTCGGCATCTACTCTGCCGAGCTCTTCTAATCTATTCATTCTGCGAGTGTTTGCCATAATATCTCCTAGTGAATGGTTGGTTTAAATATTTCAACAAAGTCAAATACGCCTTTATCTAATATTTTTTGCCCTTCTTGCGGTCCTAACTCTTGAAAGTATAAAACTTTTGCCATGCTCATCATAGCTCCTGCTAAAAGTACACTATCTTCACGTGTTTTGGAAGACTTTTCTACCATCTCCATTAAAGAAATAAAAAACTCTTCAAGTCTGAGGTCTGCATTAGTCTTCGAAGTTAACATCTTTTTGTATCTTCTCTTTTCTTGGCGTATTTGCCTTTTCTAAGTTAACATTTGCCCTTAATTGAGCAATGTCTTCTTGAGAATCTATCTTATCTTGTGTTAAATCTGCTGTTTGTTGTAATTTTGCTTGATCTAAGCCTAAACGAACTTCGTCATAGTTCTTTTTACGCTCATTATCCATTGCTTTTAAGTTAATTTCTTGTTGTTTTAACTCAATCAACGGATCAGCATTTTCCGACTCTAAATATTCTTGCTCTTCCGTTATCATTTCCTCTGTCATTTCAACAATTTTCTCTGCTGTTCGTGACTCAATAATTTCTTGGAATTGCATTTGAATTTCTTGAGGTAATTGACCACCATATTGAGCAGATTGTTGTTCAATTGCCTCTCTATTTTCTTCTTCTACTTCTTCTCTTGCTTGTAAAGCAACATGTTCCATTACATGAGATTCTAATAACATCAAAGTTTGAGGATTATTTTTAACTAGAAAAGAAGACATCATTGCTTGATGTGCATCAATGTGAGCCATGTGATTTTGTCCTCTAAATGCTCTTAATGTTTGACCCATTAAAGCTTTAGAATTTTCTATACCTGGATCTAAAGGTTGAGGTTGTTGAGGAGTTGGTAAAATAGAAACAATATCTTTTACACCAAGTGCCTCATACATTCTTCTGTATGCTTCATACATGTTGTGTGAAGCAGGATCAGCTTGCGCTAATTGTAATTGTGTTTGTGCCAACGTAACACGTTGAGACATAGAAAAAATGTTTGGATCAGAAACAGGGATAACATCTATTCTGTCATCAAAGTCTTGTTGTTTAACCATTTCAAAACCTTGTTGACCTGATGGTTTGTAAGGATAAGCAGGAGATAAAGATTCTTTAAAAATATTAGAAAGAATATTAAACTCTACTTTTTGTGCATAATGTAATCTTTTATGGATAGCACTCATTACTCTTGTGCCTCTTTCCATAACAGCCATTGTTGTTCCCACAGGAGCACCGGCTCCTCCGGCATCACCTATTTTTTGATCAGCTACTGTTGCAAAACGAGTTCCTGCTTCTACAACAAAACCTAATAATTGAAATAATGTTTGACTTGGTTCTTTGTAAGGTAAAGGAATTAATCCTTCACGTAGGTTTCCGCCAGGTGCATCTACATCTCTGAATTCTCCTGGTTGGAGTGGTGAATCATCGTCCTTAACTCGCAATCCACGAGCCTTGAAACCCGCAGGGAGATTGGACAACGTACCTGCATCGAGAAGTTGTCTAAGTGCTGCTGTTGCAGTTCTTGATAATCCCCCGAGCATGTGGATAAGACCAAAGCCATAAAAACCCATGCCAGGCAAAAACTTATAGTGGACAAAATATTTATTTTTCTTTTTAAGAGGATCATCTTCTTTGTAGTTTCTATAAATAGAAAGAACTTGTGTAGATCCCTCATCAATAGTCACAATATATGGAACTTTAATTCCGTCGTCACTATCTATTCCTTCAATGTTTAAATCAACATGCATTTCAAACAAAGTGTATTCATCTTCCATTCCTGTATCTTGAACACCTTCAATTTGTCTTTCCTTTTCAGTAACACCATCTTGATTGTCTATTGATTGAACATCCACATCACGATAAAAACCTGCAACTTGTTGTTTAAGAATTTCATTTTCATTCATCTTAACAATGTGTGTAATTCTCTCAGTAGAGTATAAATCTGTTGCAGTGTATGGAACTAATAAATCATCAGCTGCTACAAACTTAGAAACAGCTCTTTGTAATACATCATCATAATAAACTTTTTTAAATGCTGAACCTGCAAGAGGTAGATGAAATAACATCTGGTCTAATTCAGGATCATATTCTTCCATAACGTGCATGATTTGGTAGTTCATAAATTCTTTAACACGTTCTGCTTGTTCTTCTTTTGCAGGATCTATTTTTCCAATTACGTGTGTATTAACTGGACCACCTGCTGGTAATAATTCTCTGTAAGCTTGTGCTTGAAATTGTGTTACCGATTCCGCTAACATTGGGTGTGTAACACTGCTTGCTCCTTGAAATGGTTGAGATCTATTTTGATATTTAAAACCTAAAAGATCTAATCCTTTACGATAAGTTTCTTCCCATTCTTTTCTAGAAGATTTATCATTTTCTACCTTCTCCATTAACTCTGAAGAAATCCTACCTAGGTCTTTTTCGTCTAATACCTCGGCAATATTCGTATTAAAATCAACTTCTATATCTTCTACTTGTTCACCTACAATTGCTGAACCATCTTCTAATATTTCAACATCATCAGTTATTTCAATTCCATTTATATCAACTGGAACAGTACCTTTATCAAAATCTTGCGGTTCCGGTGAAATTGGGTTTTGTATTCTTTTATCTATATTATCAATCGCCATAAGCTCCTACTATTTCTTCGTCTGCAACATAACCACCAGAGGCCATATATGCCTTAAATGCCTCTGCCATAGAAGGCGTCAATTCTACACCAAAACTAGGTGCTGTGTCAAACTCTTCGGTTCTTTTAACGTTAACAGTCATACCCTGATCTAATAAATCATTAGCGATGGCATCAGCCTGTCTAGATGTATTACCAGTTCCAAGAATCTGCCCTGTTTGTCTGTCAATAACATTCCATACTTCACGTTTACCATCACCTACTCTTACTGGTAATACTTCTACTTTCACATTGTTCTCTTTTGCAATACGTTTTAGTATTTTCTCCATAGAAGACGTAAAGTGTTTACCACTTTCTGTTACTACATCTTCCCCCGGACCACCATAAAATTCATACATTCCTACACCAGGATACTTTGAACCAGCTATATCGTCGTCCATACCATTCCTAATCCATCTCTCTAATCTTTCTTTTTTATCTGCTACTCTATCTGCTTGAGATGTTGCTGTAGAGCCTTGATGTGAATATCTTCTTGTTACCAAATTAGCAGGTGTAATTGCATAAAAGTCGGTAGCGTTTGGATCTTTTAAAACAAACTTACGATATGCTGCTTCGTAAATGTCTCTTTTAACAGATGCATCTGCCCACTGATCTCTTAATTTAAAAGGTAAATTAGGAAATAATTGTTTATTTAGTTGTAAGTTAAATGATTCTACCAAGTTATCTAAAATATCTGTTTGCTGTTTCTCTACATTTTTTGCTGCTTTTAACATATCATCTGTAATTTCAGGAACAGGTGTTTTTGCTAGTTCTCTTAATTGATTTTGTAATCCTACTAACTTGTCGTATTCTACTTTTAAAGCGGACGCACTTGGCATCCCCTCTCTGAAGACATGTCCCTTATCTTTAAAGTATTTTAGCATGTCTCGTTGTAATTGATTTTCAATTTCATCAAATGGTATATTCTGATCTGCCATATGGCGCATCTTCGCTGCTAGCTTTCCAGCTACTTTCTGTGATGCTTGAAAAATATCCGATTGTATTTCGTCTGCGAACGTTACTGTCTTACCAGTAAAAGCTCCTCCTAAATCACGGTCCGAGAGCCGCGACCAAGCAATAACGTACGGTTCTTCAAAGCTATGTGTACTTACACTGGCTGGAACTTTTCCAGGATCCCCACGGAGATCTTTAGAATCAACGTAGAGCACACGTTCTCTGTCTGTATTTGGTATTGCTCCAGATTCTTTATAACCTGAGTATTGCAGGTTTCTTGATTTGCCGTCTAATTCTCTTGATAAGAAGCCGTAGCCTCCTGATTTAACATTCCTGAGTGGTGACTCACGGACCACGCCCAATAACATTTCTCTTGTAATTGGTGTTCCCGTTTTTTCTAATTTATCCAGCATTGGTTTTATTTCTGAATCAATAACCTCTACTTTTCCAATCCCCCTTGCATTTAAGAAATCATAAACTTCTTTAGAACTATTATAAACTTTTGGTCCTTGCTCTAACTCTGCTTCCATTTGATGATAGAAAATCTGTCCTGGTTCTGAACGAGTCAGTGGTGTAACATCTGTTCCTACAATATCATCAACGATAGCAACCTCGGTTCCAGGTCTAGGAGTATCAGGTCCCGTAATATAATTATCCCAAGCCATCTTAACTCTCTCTTTTCCCTGTCTAACCCATCTCGGTACTTCGCCTACTACCTTGTTAAGATTTAATGCTACTTCGACAGGTTCATATCCTTCATTTCTAGCTTCTTCGAAAATATCTAAATCGTCAAAACCTTCATAGGCTGGTCCTAAATCTAAATCTTTTATATCTATTTCTTCCTCTAATCCTGTTTGTGTAGACTCGGCAAACGGACCAGGTGTTACCTCTCCGCCATAAGCAAATCCCGAGTTTGCATAACCATCATTAAAACCATAACCAGGATCTTGTGAATCTCCAAATTCTGCAGCGTCTTGTACATTTTCCATATCATCAATAAGTTTATCTGTGTCTTTTTGCATTTGATCTACTGCTTGATTAAGTTCTTCTGACTGTTTGGAATCTAATACATCTGCTACTTTATATGCAGTTGTTAAAGCTATAAGTGGCCCAGCTAAATCATTAACTAAAAACTTTCCTACTTTTTGTGCTAATCCAGGATTAGCTCCAAGTTTAACAAGTTTAAGTGGATTGAAAGCAAGAAATATTTCCGTTGCTCCAAGTCCTGCTGTCTTTAATGTATCAATACCAATAGCGATAGGATTATCAGACGGTAGCTCTAAAGTTTGCATATCTTTATAATGATATTGCCCGTCTTCTTGTTTTTCCCATGTAGGATAAGGAATTGTAGTAATTCTTTCAGGATCACCTATATTTTTTGATAATCGTGCAACTGGATCTGTTGCCATTCCAATAAGTCCTGTAGCTGCTTTTGCTAAAGCCACGCTAGGCATATTTGGATTACCTATATTTTTTAATATTGCACCTTCTCCTTCTAACCAATTAGGAAGAGCATCATATGCTTCTCCTGGTAATTCTAAAAACTCTCCTGCCATTACAGGAAGAACTCGTTGAGGATTGTTTTCTAAATCATATTCTTCTGTTTTAGCATCCCGTGCTTCTTTAATAGGTTTAATAACATTATTATAAAGGGGATTATCAGTTAAATAATCCATAATCCCTGTATCTTCGTCTACCATAGTTTCTTGTAACACATCTTCTCCAACCATGCCACCCTCAGATAATAACTCATAAGGAAAAGGTTCTGGTGCGTCTCCACCTATTACAAACGTGTCATCAATCGTATCTACTAAACCTTCTGCCTCTCCAACGCCTTTAAACTTTCTTCCTGGCAAAACAACTTCATGACGGATACCTTTATTTATCATTTGTGTTATTAATCTATCAACGGCAGGAAGGTTATCTTGTTTAATAGCAGCTTGTAGTTGTCTTCCTAAATTTAATGCTTCTTTATTTTTTGCCCTTGTTTCAGGTTCTACTTTTGATAAATCAAAAGCTCCCATCTTACCTGTAGCAGGATTTAAACGGGCATGACCCATCGTCATCATAACATCATCTAATAATGGGTCATTTTGAGATAAAGGTTTTAAACCTTGAATTTCTCTTTCAGCATTTATCTCTGCTAATTTTTGTTCATTATATAACCTGTTAGATTCAAACATTTCTTGATAAGCTCTTCCTTCAGGAGTATTCATTCCTAATTCTGTATCTTCTACAAATTTAAAAGCTTCATCAATTTGATCAGATGTAAATCCTTGCTTACGTTCTACACCATAAGCATCTCCTAAATAATCAGAAAAAGCCATTGTTAACTTATTACGATCAACATCACTTAATTGATTACCATATTTTTCTCTCATCATAGAATCGTACTTTCGACGAGCAGCTTGTAAATTTTTTCTCTCTTTAGGAATAGGAACTAATCTATCTCCCTCACCAGGCCATGATCTTCTATATGTCATCAAGGTAGGTACTGAAATCTTGTCTTGTAAATTCAAATCTTTAATAACTTGTTGAGTGCTTAATGTTTTCCAGTTATCATTTTTTAATAAATAATTTCTAATTTGTTGTTTAGTAACATCATCTATACGAGCTATTTTTTTAAATAAACCCTGCTCTTCCAAAATGTTTTTTAACCGATGTCCTGCTATTTTACTTCCTTTAGCAGTTCCAAATTCAGCAGGGCCAATAAACTCTCGTATCTGTTCTATAACATTGGTATCAATTTTAGATATATCTTTTAAATCTGGATTTAATTCAAAAAATTCATTTATTTTATTTAAACGTATTTCAGATTGTTTAGCATTATCTGCCATTGCATTTGCTTGAAGTTTTTTTATATGGTCAATATCTTTTTCACTTCTTTGATAATTTCCTGTTCCACCACCATGATCTAAATTTTCTTGTTTAATATATCCTTTTATCTTCCCTGTCTTTTGATCTCGATGAGGAACTCTACCTTCTGCATCTACTCTTGGAACAATTTGATGAGAAACAGGAACACCCATCTCATCTTTTGTAACGATAATATGATTTTGGTCGGATATAGTTCTGTCTTTTATTTCATATTTACCTCTTTTATTTTTTACAAGCAGTTCTTCAGGATACCATCTTCCTGTACTTCCTAAACGGCGATACCCTCTTTCTGAAGCAAGTTTTCCTATTTTTCTTGCTTTCTGTAAATTATTTAAACCTGTAAAAATAGTCTCAATGCCTTCATATATATCTGCAACAAGACCTTTATCACCTGGTTTAGGTTTAGCAATTTTAACCATAGTATTCTCTTTGTGGTTCTATTAACGATGGCTCATCCCTATAGTCAGAATCCAACTGAATAAAGTTCCCTTGTCTAAATCTAAGCAAAGCTTGTGTTGTTGAATCAACTAAATCGTCATGTTCACCATAAGGGAAAGCTG